ATCATATTATATCGGTAACATGATCTTTGTTACCAATAGGTTGGAATCTATTAAAGATGCTATTGAAAAATACAAGAAAGTCAGAACCGAATTATCTTATCAGAATATTTGGGGAGCGTTTAAAAATCTGATGGATTATATTGAGTTCTTCGATATGGGGACTCCCAAGAGTCTTCTTAAAAAGAGCGCAAACGAATGGTTTGGAAATAACCATGAATTATCATTGAAATCAGATAAGATTAAACGTGAACATGCCCGTGAATTGAAACGTATTTTCCAGATATTGTTGAATCATCAAGCACTGGAAGTCCTTGGAACCGTGAATGTGATTGTAGATGAAGTTTGTGGTGAAGGAACCTGGTTGAAATATCGGGAAAGAGTTGAAAAACATAGAATAAGTAGAGAAGTACAAGAGGTTGAAAAGTTAAGGAAACTGGAAGAGCTGGAAGAAGAACGTAGTAGGGATTTCTATAAAAAATTAGAAAAATGGAAGTCAGGAGAACTTGATTTCTTGCATGCGTGTAGTCTTACTTCTTATGATAAACCAAATGTTTGGATGCGTATAAAAGGAGGGATTATTGAAACAAGCAAGGAAATAAAAATCGGGATAGAAGAGGCCAGAAGAATGTGGCAGGTTGTGTCACTGTTGCACCAGGGAGGTCAGTTCCGGCATGGCCTGGTAGAGGACGTGGACGGCAACAGGTGGAAAATAAACCGGTATGAAAACGATATGCTGACTGCTGGATGTCATCGTATTGCATATAGCGAGATGGAAAGTATTGCAAAACAACTGGGATGGGCGTAAGTAACCCATCCTATTTTATAACAATTAAAAACGAAAAGATATGAAAAATTCAATTGTTGTTCCGTTTGATTTAAATACGGCAAGAAAAATTAAAAGTGGAGAAATAGAAGGTTCGGTGTTAATTAATAATATTGAAATAGAATTTGTATATGAGTCGAAAGACTGTGCAGGTCCTTATAATTTACTTTTTGTAAGAAAAGATGAATATGGAATAAGCGCTATATATGCTAACACAGAAGGTTGTGCTCTTGGCGATACCACTCTGGAATTGAGGGTAGAGGCTGGAGCGTATTTTAAGGAAGGAGATATATTAACAAGCACTAAAGGATGTCAATTCATATATGATGGACTTATTACCGAAGGGGCAATGGGAAGTATATGCGGAATGACAACATATGGAGATATTGAGTTTGATCGTTGCGTATTATGGACTGATGTGTATGACAGAGATAAAAATCGGAATGTAAGAAAGGCTATAGAAGAAGAGAAGAAATTTTTAGCAGAAAAGATTATAAAAGCCAAAGACAGTAGAAAAATAAATATAATAAAAAGATATTTAAGTGAATACGAGTATCTATTAGATGAGATGCCGAAACATGACTTCAAACCATTTGAACGAGTGCTGGTGAGAAGAACTAACCAAGAGAGGTGGAAATTGCATTTATTCTCCAGAGGATCAGGAATATATGACGAATATGAATGTTTGGGAGGCGTAACATTTAGTCAGTGTATCCCATACGAAGGGAACGAACATCTTTTAGGAACTAACAAAAATTTTTAGGAACTAAGGTGATTATACACCATTTTATATCAAAAATGAAAAATGATATACATTTGTACGAAGCATCATACTGGGTATCACCAATACCCTCTACCGGTTGCTCAAAAGTGAGATCACCGGATTCTTTTACCGAACAAAACGTTTTTGATTTTACCCATCTTACGTTTTCAAGATGGAACCTTATATCAAAGACCTCTTTTACCCAACCGTCTTGTCCGAAACAAGGGACTGAGTGATTCGATTGAGTGAAACAAAGTTAGAAAAGAAGAATATGAAATTAATTATCATCCGTATGTTTTACAACATACGGATGTCGTAAAATAGTATATAATTACTAAAACAAATAAGATTATGGAACATAAAATGGTAACAATCCCGTTTGATTTAGAAACGGCAAAGAAAATAAGAAAAGGCGAAAGATTAGGTCAGATTGTGGCAGAGAAAGGACGAAATAGAGCAGAAATAGTATATGAAGATGATTTGTGTAATGCATATCCTTTATTGGTTGTAATTCATTTGATTCCTGTATTAGCGGATTGGTTTTCGTCCACGGGGAAAGCGTTTAACGACGCAAATCGTCTTCTTCTTGAAGTTCCAGAATATGCCACATTCAAAGATGGAGATGTGCTAAGCGACGAAGAAGGAAATTATATTTTTATCTTAAATACTAATGGGAAATATTTAACATCTTTGTATGCGAGTCTTGCAGCGGGAACAAGTCTTAATATATCGGATAATATTGCTGCAAGCGAAAACAATATAGAACGTTATAGACTTGCAACAGATTCGGAAAAACAGAGGATGATTAACGCATTAAAGGCAAGCAATAATCCAAAGGCTAAGGAGTATCTGAAACGTTTCTTCGGAATTGAAGAAAAGCCGAAATATGATTTTAAGCCGTTTGACAAAGTGTTAGTAAAATATTATGAAGATGACAATTGGGAGGGCAATTTATTCATAAAAACAATTACAGACGATCAGGATGGGGAGACTAAATATGAATGTTTGAATGGGGTGGTGTTTGTTCATTGTATTCCTTTTGAGGGTAACGAGTGTCTTTTGGGAATTACTGAAAATCCAGAAAAAAAATGAAAACGGTAAAGTTATCTGATTTTTCTCCTTATGACAGAAACAAAGGAGGAATGCAAGAATTGCATCATAAAATTGAGTCTAAAATACTTCAGTATTGGGGCGAAGATAGTGGTATTCTGATCGGCATCACTCCGATATATAAGAGACATTTGTGGAGCGAAGAAGTAAATGTTATAAATGATAAACAATAAATATGAAAACAAGAACATACGAAGGAATACGGCATGGTGACTGGGTAAGATGTACTCAATGTGGAGCGCAAATGCTTCTTCCATGTGGAGCCGACAAGTGTCCCGAATGTCATGAATGTGGCACGTTGATGTGGGTAGATGAAGATAAGCAAGAAATGGACGATGAACATATGGATTGTCTTGTCCCAATACGCAAATTAGAGTTACAAGAATATTTGTCCCCAGATATTTTGAAAATAGAATATACATATGAAAATCGAATACATACAAAAATGTAAATGCGGAGCAGTCACTATCAATTTTGATAATGGTGCTTCAAATAGCATGTTTTGGGAAACATTTGAAAAATTAGATTTGGATACTGGTGATGCCACATGGCTTCACCAGTCCTGCTGCTGTGATCACTGTGTCAATCACTGGGGAATAGATTTGTGTGAGTGTGGATCAGGACAGAAGGTGGGAGAATGTGAATGTGGATCCCAAAAGGCACATGATACATTGGGAATTAAATATGATTCCTTTGGAGCAATTTTAAAAGCATTTAGATAAATTATGTACATATTGAGTAAATATACAGCCCTTTTAGGGCAAAAAAAGTTAAAAGAAGATTTTGTAAAAGAGTTATCATTGATACTTTCAAAATCTGATGGATACCAAATAGTTCCAGGTAAATTAACTTTTGTGTATTTTTCGGAGTTAAAAGATTGGTCAGTTAGAGATATGGGTAATCAAGGGAAATTATCAGAAGAAGATGAGGCTTTGATAAACAAAGTAACCCATATGTTATTTGATATCAATTGTGATTTTGAATCTGTTATAAGAATGTTATACAGCTTTCGTAATGGTCCTAAATCGGGAATAAAAGTAGCGGATCCAGAAGATAACTACGAATGGACTAACAAGGATGGAAATCACAAATATTCTACTAAGAATCTTCCGAAAGCACATTTTAGATGGAATTGGAGAAGATATACTTTATCAAAGGAATCTGTTGACAAAATAACAGAGTTTGTAGACATTATATTAAAGTCATAGCTTATGAGAAACGAATTTAGAGAAATAGAAAAGACATTGCAATTAATCAACGAACAGAGAAAAGCGGCTGAAGAGAAGTTAAAATATATCGTAAACATGGCAATAGTAGATGCTTCGAAGGATTATCCTGTAAAGAGATTGGGACCAAATATTATATCAGTAAGGTTTTCAGATCTTATAGGGAATCCCTGGAACCAGCAGTATTATGACTGGGTGGAGGCTTCGAAAGTAGTAATGAAATATTTGAGCGAACAGGATGCCGACAAATGGAAAGACAAATTGATCGAATTGTTGGGAGGAGACACAGAATCGAGAAAACCGGTTATGTTTAAAAACGGGAAAGGAGGATGCTTTTATCAAATACCAGTAAACAGAAAATTCATTGTTAAAATCATAGAGAAATTATGAACGAAGTAATTTTAAGCAACATGTTAGGATGTCAGACATATTGTATATCAGACAGTCCTTCGAATAGATACTGTCTTATTGGACCTATTGAGTGCAATGAGAAGTTAATAGAAATGTTTAAGAAGGGAATAATAGTAAAACTCAAACACGTGGAAAAACGGGTCCTGGATACATTTACGAATAATGGAATTGACCTGAGTAATTACACTCACTGTATTATTGTGAAGCGGGATTTTTATCTCGCCTGGTAACAGAAAAACATAAATGACATGAACAATTTTGTAATAGATACTCCTGATAACTTCTGGCAAATAAGATGGCTTGACAAATACATGGAAGGTCATATAAGTATAAGGGATATGGTTACAATATGTGTAGGGAGACAAAGAAAAAGCTTCTGCAAGCTCTTAAGGATGTGAATGTAGAAGAGGAAGACGTATCTTTGTATGCTGATGGAGGATAGGATTAATTGAAAAAAAATAGAATATTATGAGTGCAAGTAAAGAATACAAAATAATAAGAAACTTCATATTAAATGAGCTTCACATTACAAAAGAAGACATAATCAAAAACATAGAACCATTATTGAAAAAACTTGTAAAACAGTGTATGAATAATACATATGGGAATAACAATCAAATAGAATATTGGATCAGATGTATGGTGAATGACGAACTTAAACAAAAAGAAGGTTATGGTTTTGTAAGAAAAATATGTGGGGAGGTTATAAAAGATCATGTGTTGGATAATCTGGATATAATTGTAAGACCTAAAAATGAAAGATGCACATGTAAAATCGAGTACCAATCAAGAGGAGATGGTTTGTATTTAATCTACAAAGACAGACGCTTAGAGTCGTTTACTGGAGAGAATAGCAAAGAGAATGTGCGGTATATCGGGTTAAAGTACAAAGACGTATCGTTTGCTATTTCGCTAACAGAGCATAATAAGGTGCAATTGCTTGATCGTGATAGCCTCGAAGAATTTGGACATGAAACATATTACGAACGTGAATGTGATGCGCTGTTTGATTTTGACGGACAGAAAAATACGGAATGCCTTGTAGTCAGAAATCCAAAGTTGAGAAATCTGCTGGAAGATGGCGAATACATCCCTTCGTTGGGACAACTCAGCCTAATGGCGCATTACAAAATAAACGATGCGCTTGAATACATAGGTGCAGAACCGTTAGTCTCCTCGGCGTGGTATTGGTCCAGTACTGAGTTCAGCCAGAACGGCGCGTGGTTCGTGTACTTCTCCAATGGCTACACGAGCACCGGCAACAAGTACAACAGTATCAGGGTTCGGGCGGTGATTGATTTTTAAAAAGGTATTACAGCTATGATAACATCCATAAAAATAAAAGACAATACAAAGACTCCTTTTAAATATGCTTCTGACATAGAAGCGTTTGAAAATGGCAGAGAATTTATTTTCAAGCCAGGAGTGAATGTAATTATAGGCAAAAATGGTAGTTGAAAATCAACTTTACTTAACATCATATCAATGTATGCGTTATGCGAGAAGTCCATGTGCTCTGAAATGCCGGCTGAGGCGCTGGATTTTCCACCTATATTTGATGATGATGACAAGGTTCTTGATGGGATTGACATATCATCTGATTATGCAGGGAAAGTATTCCGTTTATTGCCATCGGCGGAGATGAATCGAGATAGCGTATTGAAAAACATCAGCAATTTCGATTTGTATGTGAATAATATTCGAAGATCTTATGGAGAGAAAGTGGTGTTATCACTGGAATCACTTTTCAATTTGATGTTCGGTCAAAAGGATTATACGTTTCCAATACAAGATCTTGTGGAATACAAGAAAAAATCAAATGCGTTTTGGATTAAAAGAATTGATAATCTATTGAGGTATTATAAAAGGAACCACATAACATTAACAGAAAGCAGTTTTGAATATACGGTCCTCATGGATGAGCCGGACAGAAATCTTGACATTGACAACATAATGCAAATTTATAATGTATTGTCATTCCATAAACCACAAACACAAATTATAGCCATAGTACACAATCCAACATTGATTTACAAATTAAGTAAATTAGATTGTGTAAATTTTATAGAGATGACAGAAGGGTATCTAAACAAAATTAGCATATTTGCATCTAATTAATTGAAGTAATTATATACCATTTTTTTATAAACTTATCACAATGAGCTATTTTATATTAATGGGAAGAAGAATCCCCAAGCAAGCCATAACAGGCTTCAAATTTCAAAATGAAACAGATAACATTCGTCCTTTCTTGTCAATCAGGATAAGGGGAAAGGACGAAATTATACCTTTCAAAGATAAAAAGGAGATACAGTCCGTAAAAGCGCATCTGTGTTCTATCTTCTCCGGATTTGTAAAAATAGGCGACTGGTATCTCAAGATGTCGGAAGTTAAGGAATATAAGCCGGTGACCGCCGAAGACATGAACCCCTACATCTTGTTTAAGACATCTAAGTTCGGAAACATAAAAGTTCGTTTCCCGAAAGATGAAGATATGGATGCCGAATTATTGGTGTTAGATCAGCTTTTTGATGTAGAATAAACTATTAATCATCTTTTGAAAATCATGACTTGGAAAGAATTGAAAGACAAAATATCTCTTATGACAGAAGAAGAGCAACGACAAGAAGTTGCAGTATGGGGAGAAAATATGAATCTAATGAAAGATTGTTCCTTGGAGAAAACAGACGAGGATATGTACTACAACTCTGAATGGGATTATACTTGTGAAGAGAGTGAATTGGAACCGGAAGACAAGAATGACCCTGATGTACATAAGGTATATGAAGCAGGAATGTATTATATTTATTCGAATTGATTTTAAAAAGATCTGATTATGGCAGCATTAACAACACTAAATATAACGGAAAAGAACGCTAATAACAGTTTGTCTGTAACTGTTAAAGTGAATGTCACCAAAGAAGGAGTGTTTACCACTACCTTGTCAAAAGAAGATGTGGACAAGATTCATTCTTATGGGATCAAATTACCTACAAACAGATTAGGCAACGAAGGATATTTCAATAGTATAGCACTTTCTGATTTGGAAAGTCAAATCAGGGAAGTTCTGAAGAGATGTTTGAGTTATAAAATAGTAGAAGAAGTGCCTGTTATTAAGTATCAACTGGAAACGAATTGCACGTTTTCATATGACAAAAACGGAAATATTGTCCCTAACCCCTCTAAGGAATGGACAGGAGGCGATGAAAATGGAGAATGGAGGGATGGAACTTCCCGTTTAGATGCCTTAAACGCCCAACCTTTCGGTTTTAGTGTTTATGCAAAACCATTTCTAAAAAGAGTAATTGAATATGGAAATGGAGAGACAAAAGTAGAATACAGCAGGTTAAATACAGAAAAAGGAACCTATGCGCACTGGCTGAATTGTGTAACGAGCATATCATACAATAGATATAAACAGGTAATGGAAGTGGAGTGTAACGAATGTACCTCGAAATTATTCGTTGATATGATCAAGTCCATTTGTAATATAAGCGAACAAGTTAAGAGTTTTATCAATCCAGAACAAATAAAAGCAATTGCGGGGTCAAATGAACCGATTTTGCTTTTATCTAACAACTAAAAAATCATGAGGTGTGTATGTGTTTTTATCTGCTTTCTGTTATGGCTTATTTTTACGTTGTTATTATCATTCACTGTCATAGGATTGGTTATAAGCGTGAGTGATGAATGGCAGGAAATGGGTGACAAAATAATAGATAAACTTTAAAAATAATTGAGTATGAGTAAATATACAGCAAAACAAATTGCCGAGTCCGATGATCTGTTTGATAAGCAAATACATAAAGTCAGAAAATTTTATTTGAGTCGTAATCCTGATAAAATGATGATGCTCGAAGAAAGAAAAGCTGTTATCAAAGAACGAAATAAAGGTCTTTCCCCAGAATATGATAAGGAATATTATTGCGGAACCTGCGGAGCTAAAGACGGTGCGGAGCATCCTAAAACCGGATATTGCTTTCACTGTGATACGGATAACTGGACAATTTGCTTGTCAAGTATAATGCATTTAAAACAGAATCGAGATATCTGGCAGGATCGTATGAACAGTTTTGGATCATGAAGGAGGGTGTTTGCCCGGCTGTTAAAGGAGAAACAGGATATAGCGAGGAAGAGTTTAATAAGATAGATGAGAAAAATAAAAACCCTGAATTGACAAGTATAAATACCTTCAATGACACCGTGAAAAAAGCCAATGAAATCAAAGATAGGGTATTGAAATACGTGTACAATATAAAACAAGAGCGTTCATATAACAACGACATGGTTGGCATCTTTGAGAGGTATAAGGATATAGCAGATGGCGACATGGAGGTGGCTATGAATTTCATTAAGGAGGCTTATCCGTTTAATGAAGAAACAGAGGTATTTATCAGGAAAAAGTTCAACATGTCCATACCAGTTGAGCCAGAAGAGTAAAAAAAATAAGCTAAATTAAGTTATTTAAAATCTTTTTTATTATCAAAAGACATATCTTTGTCCAAAAAAACAAACAGGATGGAAGAAAAAGAGATTAAAGAAGCCATGATTGAAGCCCTGACACATTTGGAGGGGTGTAAGTATTTCGTGGCTACGATAGTAAATGAAGAGGAAAGAAGATTTGATATGAGCCAACGAATGTCACAGCATCAATTGGCGTTAGTTATAAAAGGTATCTTATCTAATAATGAGATGATGATGATGGACGTTTTGCAGTGGTGTTCTGAAAGATTTAAAAACAGTATAGAGAAAGGAAAGAAATCAACTAATTAAATATTAATACAATGAATCGCTGGTTTGAAGTTACGGTAAAAGCCGAGATTGATAATATCGAGAACGGCAAAAAAAAGAAAGTAACTGAAAAGTATTTGGTAGATGCCTTGTCTTATACAGAGGCAGAATCAAGATCGTTGGAAATCTTTAAAGATTTGTACAATTCTTTCGAGGTTGTAAAAATTAACCCTATTAAAGTGTCGGAAATCTTCTTCAACGGAGAAGCTGAGTACTGGTATAAGTGTAAGGTTAATTACATTACACTGGATGAAAAGAAAGGTAAAGAAAAGAAAACGCCATGCTATATGTATGTCCAGGCCGGCAATCCAAAAGATGCTGAGGCTGTGTTAACTAAGGGGTTGCAAGGTACGTTGGGCGACTGGAATTGCGAGTCTATTGCAGAAACGAAAATCATTGAAGTATTTAAATACGATCTGCAAAAAGGTGTAGAAAAATTGGGAGAAAAGAAAACTGATGAGTGATGTTGTTTCCCGTGTAGCACTTGCGATGGCAATTGTATTATTGGTAGTAGCAGGTGCTACTTTGCTGATAGTGATCAAGACAGAGGAAGTGCCAAGATGGTTAATGAACGTACCATATACGTTATCTTTAACGGCAGTATCCTTTTCGATTATATGATGCAAAATAATATCAAAAATAATTAATTCTATTTCATAATCCAAATGAAATATGTATCTTAGATACATGGTTTGTAAATA